AAGTGGCATCGACGTCTGTACTTTCGCGGTGGAGCGCGGACGAGGGTCGCACGATGGCATTGCACAAGTCCGAGGATCACGAGCCAGCGCCGACCCCGCCCGTCTCGCCTCCGTCCCCGAGGATCAAGAGCCGGAGACGGAGCGTGAGTGACGACGAACTAGACCATCCTGAGGGCACTGTTGCGGCGGCCCAACGCTTGCTCGCCAAGGGCTTCGGCATGAACGCCCATCAGGTGGACTCGATAACCCTGCGGGAAATCGATGCCTACGCCGAAGACCCCGTCATGTGCGTGACGCTCATCCCCCTCGGCGGCACCATCGGCATCGTCATTCACCGAAGCGACGCGGTGCCGAAGGACAAAGACATCGTGTTTGTCGCGGCATCCGCGCTCGGCAATACCCTTCCGGCACTCGGGTTCACCGCCGTGCGAGCCGCCGTCCTTGTCGTTGCGCCCCAAGACGCTACCCATGAGAGTGCGAGGTGACGGAGCCGCGCGGGCTGACCGAGATTAGGGCCGCGATTCTGGAGCGCGTTGGCGAGGACTACCCGGTGCTCGGCCTGCTCGTGGATTTGGAACGCGCCGCCGTCGAAGCCAAGCTGGCGGAACTGCGAGCAGCGGTCGGGGGACTGCCGCGGTACGACGAGACGCTCGACACGTTGACGGACGACGACGACGGGGCGCCGCAGCATCTCGGCGTGTATGACCCGAACGCCGTCTACGTTGCCGCCGTCCTGCGTCTCTTGGAACCGAAGCCGTGACGCGCAAGACCCGCCTGACTGGTTGGCTCTGCCCGACTGACGAGGGAGTCGTCGTGCCGGACACCCGGACCAACTGCCCGAAGCGCGCCGAGCACACGCCCGCCCCTGCCAGTTACATGGCGTGGCACCACTGGGCGATGAAGATGACGGCGACTCATTCCCAGCGGCGACACGTTCCGTGCGGCTTGTTCGCAGTCTGGGTTCGGAAGCAATCTCGTTCCCCTCTCCAGGTAGAGCGGTAGACCCCGATGACCATCCGACTCGCCGTGGGACCGCTCTCGGGGCTGAGGCACCGGCTCGCGCCACAGGACGGTATCGCCCGCGCCGACATGCTCGCCCGTGGATGGGAGCCGCACCGTATCGCGCTCACCGTCTGCGGCATCCGGTTCGCTTGGGGCGTCGTTCCTCGGGGCCGTCGTTCGCTTCCTCCGTGTCCATCGTGTGCTCAGGTAGAGCGGTAGACCGGGGTGGAGCCGACGCGCGAGCCGCTGGTCCTGAGTCCACTTGAGGTTGCGACGAAACTCGGGCTGCACGTCAACACGGTCTGGCGCTGGCTCGCGACCGGAAAGCTGCCCGGGCGGAAGGTCGGCGGGATATGGCTGATCTCGCCCGCCCGCTTGGCGGCGTGGCTAGACTCAGCCGATGCGGAGGACGCCGGGTATGGGGTCGATCTACCGACGCAAGGCGGACGGTCGATGGGTGGCCGCGATCTCGACGGGTCCGCGGGGCAACCGCACGACGATGGTTCGGTACGCCAAGACAAGGGCCGAGGCGCGGGTGCTGCTCGACGAGCTCCAACGGCTCGCAAGGCCGGTCGTGGGCAGCGGGCGGACGACCGTTGGGCAATACCTCCGATCGTGGCTGGACACCGCCGGAAAGCGAAGCCTCAAAGCGTCGACGTGGCGGACGTATGACGTCGCGCTCAGGTTGCACATCGACCCGGCCATCGGTCACGTGACCCTCGCCCGGCTGACTGCGGAGCACGTCGACACGATGCTCGTCGGGATGGACCTGGAGCCGAAGGGCCAGCGGAACGTGCTCGGCTTCCTCGGGCGCGTGCTGGACGTGGCCTTGTCTCGCGGTCACGTCCTGCGCAACGCCGCTCGGCTCGTGGAACCGCCGCGTGGCTCGGGCGAGGAGCCGAGCATCCTGACGCCCACCGATGCGAAGCGGATCATCGCCGCCGTGCGAGGGGATAGGCTGGAAGCGTTGTGGCTTGCGGCACTCGGAACGGGACTCCGGCAGGGCGAGCTGCTAGGACTGCGCTGGATTGACGTCGACCTGGGTGCCGAGTCGCTCGTCGTGACGTATGCCTTGGTTCGGGCAGACGGCGCCTACGGAATGGACGAGCCGAAGACGGCCCGCAGCCGGCGCCCCGTGGCACTCCCAGCGTTCGTGGTCGCAGCCTTTCGATCGCACAAGGCTCGGCAGCGAGAGGAGCGGATTGGGCTCGGCAAGCCGACACACGAAGGGCTCGTGTTCGTGACGGCTCCGGGCCATCGGAGCAAGCAGGACCCGGAAGGTATCGGCGGTCGCCCGCTGAACGGCGGCTGGGTGTCCCATCGCTGGCGTGCGATCGCGGATGCCGCTGGCGTAGCCGTTACGTTCCACGGGCTCCGGCACACGTCCGCCACGATCCTGCGCGACATGGGCGTCCCCGAAGATGTCAGGATGAGCCGGATGGGTCACACGACGACGGGCATGGCGCGGCGCTACGCGCACGCGACCGAGGGACCTGACCGGGCAGCGGCTCGGGCGTTAGATGAGGCGCTGGGGTGAACCCGCAACTGGACCCGCACATCATCCACATCATGCAGGACGCCTTTCCGCAGACGCTTTGCGGACTCATGGAGGAAGACCTGAACCGTTGGGATCTCCGGCGAGGCGAGCGCTTTTATCAGTGTTCAGGATGCCTCACGGTAGCCAACGGACGACCACCCGTTCCGCCCGCGGAATGGTTCGCTTGGAACGCCGTGACTACATCGGTGACTACAGAACCGCCGCCCGAGTCGACCACCGACTCCTGATTCCCTCGTGAAAACTGGCGCGCCCGGCGGGACTCGAACCCACGACCTTTAGGTCCGCAACCTAACGGCAGGGCTCAGTTGGTCGTCTAAAGGTGGTCATCTGAGCACCTTCTAGCCACCGATACCCCCTGTCACCCACTCTCGCCCACGGATGCCGTGACTACACGGTGACTGTCGCATACGATTCAGTTCGTGGACTCTGCCTCGCATCCCGCCCTGTCCCCGGCCCCTCGTTCGGCACCGTGACCGACATGCCAGCCACGCCCTCGGGTGCGCTCTCATGGCGAGACGTGTACGAGGCGGTCGGCGACTCCGAAAAGCGCGTCCTGGATGCGCTGCACGCCATCGACTCCCGTGTCGACCGGGTGATGCTCGACCACGAGAGCAGGGCCGCCGACCGGCGCAAGGCGGACAGCAACAGCTTCGACGCGAAAATGATCGCGGAGGCCAAGCGCATCGACGCGATGATGATCGCGGAGGCCAAGCGGATCGACGCACTCCTGACGGCGGCGGCGAGCGCGGTGAGTCTCGCATCCTCCCGGGCCGAGATCACGGCGGCGGCGCTCGCCGAACGCGTCGATACCTCAGCCAAGGCCCTCGCGGCTCAGGTCGAACTCACCGCCAAGGCCGCCGCCATCGCCGTGGAAGCCACCGCCAAGGCGCTCGGCGAGCGCATCGTGCCGCTCGAGCAGAGTCGCTATGAGAACGCGGGCCGGCGCGGTATCAGCCAGCCGATGCTGATGACGATCGCGCTCCTCGTTGGTGGCGTCGTCGTCTTCATCGTCGAGCAGCTCATCAAGGCGGGGCTGTGATGACCGCCATCTTCCGCACCCCCGCCCAAGCCGCCGTCATCGCCCGTATCGACGAACGGCTCGACTACTGGAGTCAGCGCGAACTGGACTTGACCGACGAGGGGCTCTACGCCGACGCGACAGAGGCCCACCAGCTCGTCCTGTACCTCGTCCGAGCACGTGACGCCGAGGCCCGCCCGGATAACCGGCGCGTCATGCCCGCCACGTTCTACGAACGCCCGGCATGGGACCACGGTTTCCGCGGAGAACGGGCATGACGGAGCGGACGCGACGCATTCTCAAGTTCACGCTCGGGCCGTGGACGAACGTCATCACGGCCGACGAGCCGCGCTGTCTTGCCGTCGGGGTTCAGGGTGATGACATCGTGCTGTGGGCCGAGGCGTCCATTGGTGACGGTGTTATCACGCGCTTTGTCGCCGTTCCGACCGGACAGGATGCGCCCGGTGACGACTCGGCTTACATCGGGACCGCGCAACTTCCCGGCCCGCTCGTGTTCCACGTATATCGGCTGACCCGCTCGTGACATGGACGATGCCGTCGTTGCCCGCGAATCGGTCGACGACCACTGGGCGACCCCTCAACGCGGACTCCCGCCGACCCCGCGTCAACTGGAAGTCCTGTTCGCAGTCGTCATGGAACACGGCAACGCGCAGGCCGCGCGGAAGCTCGGGATCAAGGTGAAGACCGTGAGGAACCACCTGAGCGCCCTGTATGCGAGGGGCCCCTTCCACAACGTCACCCACGCGGTGTGGGAGCTGCGGCACGACCTAGAGCGGATGGCGGGCGGCTCGTGAACTACGAACAGGCCCGAGCACTCGGCCCCGATAGCGACGCTCCCGGCAAATGGAACTGGTCCACGCGTCGAGATGACCATATCTGGACCTCGGCTCCGTGTGACTGGCCGGATTACGTCCGTCCGCCGTTCGACGTGGTGAAGTTGGAATACACCGGCTGGGCACCGACCGGCCGCGAGCGTTGCGACCACGACACGCAAGAGGAAGCTGAGCGGCATCACTGGGAGCATGAATCGGCATCGCTCGACTGGCGCGAAATCGATCAGAAGATGACCCGGACGCTGCAGCGTTGCGACTTCCCGGAATGCCCCAACTGGAGCGCGTTCACAGCCTACGGCGGCGGCTGGGTCCGCGGGACGTTCTGCTGGGACCACGCCAACACCGAGCAATACCGCCTCGCCCGTCCGTTCGAGCCCGGTCTACAGGAAGTCCACTCGTGACGACGGACGTGCTCCCGATCATCGACACGTCGTGTTCGTGCGAGCGATGCACGTCGCGGACCACGGCGATGTATGACCTCCCCGGTCGGTGCCTGAACTGCGGCGCGCGCTTCGTTGTCAGAAGCCGTAAAGGCGACAAGCCGCCGCTCGGTATCGAGTGCCCAGCCTGCGAAGTGGACGGCTACTCGTGGCGGGTCTCCGCGTGACCCACATCGAGCTGGTCCTGCCCAGCGACATCGCCGACGCGGCCACGTTCCGGGAGGCATTCCGGCAAGTCGTGGCGATCTTCGACGGGCTGGTCGGCGAGCCGGTGCAGGGCTGGGTGTACGGCAGCGACGACCTCGGTGAGAACCCGACCGAGCACATCCGCCCACGGGTGAATGCCTTCAAGCTGACCGCAGCGGAAGTCCGTGGGGACGGTGCGTCATGACGATCGAGGGGGCTGATTTTTCGGTCTGGCAGACCTCGACGCCGAGTCTCACGGGCCTCGACTTCCTGTTCGTGAAGGCGAGCGAGGGGCTGACAGCCGATCCCAGGTACGGGATGCACATGACCAACGGCAAGGCGGCGGGCTTGGTCACGAGTGCCTATTGCTTTGCCCGTGACGACGTGTCCATCGCGGCGCAGGCCGCGTTCTTCGTCAAGACGGCGGTCGGCGCGAGTCTTCTCGCGGTTGACAACGAGGGTGGATACCGCATGACGCTGGCGCAGGCCCGCGCGCTGATCCTTGCCATCAAGGCGGCCGATTCGCTACGCCGCAAGGTCGGGCTGTACATGTCGGCGTCGGTGTTCTTCGACGCAGGGCAGGACTTCGACTGGATCGCCGACTACCGGGCGGGTGTCTCCCACACCAAGCCGGGCTCGTTCCACCAGTACACCAGCACGCCGTACGACCGCGACCGCTTCAACGGCACCCGCGCGCAGCTCGACGCACTCGCCGGCATCCCGCTCGCTCCCGACACATCCACGGAGGTTCCCATGGGCTTGGCATTCCGCATCACCGAACGCGTCTCGGGCACCGTCACGGTCTCGGGTCCGGGGCACTCGCTCATCCGGGTCGACAACCTGGGTTTCGTCAACGTCCCAGGCGGACAGGTTCGTGAGGTCGCCGCGCGGATCGTGACGCTTGCCGTGGTCGCGAACCGTCCACCGGGCACCAAGGGCTATCTCGTGGGCAACATCCCCGGATCGACGCCGGACGTGTCGATGGCCGCGATGCTGCTCGAGACCGACGGGGTGTTCACGCCGACGGCGGCTGGTGGACGTGGCGGCTGCCGTGGCGGCTGACCGCGCGAAGGCTCGGGTGACGTGGGGATGAGCCCGTTGTTCGTGCCGTTCGTCCATCTCGACCACGGCTGCAACGACAAGTGCTCGGGCGACATCCATTGGCTCGGCTTTGTGGACGGCGACCCGCGCCCCACGGGAACCGAGCTCGCCGCCATGACCGATGCGGAGTTCGCAGCGTTCGTCGCCCAACCCGAACCAGTCGAGGAACCCGTCTCCGAGGCTCCCGACGCACTCACCGTAGAGAAAGAGGACTGACATGACCTCCGACACCGCCGTCGCTGATCGCGCGTTGTATGACGCAGGGCGGGAAGACGTGTTCGCAGGCTCGCCCATCCATGACATCCCATCCACCGCATCGAAGAAAGCCCGCCCTCACATGTTGACCGTTGCCTGTTGGTGCAATCCCACGGTCGAGCACGTGCAGGCCGAGCGTGTAACGCATCAGGGAGCGAACGCATGACCGCCCTACTCGCCAAGCTCACCGACCTCCTCGCCAAGATCGACGACCTGCTGAGTGGCGAGCCTGCCCGCTTTATCGGCTACGGCGCCGCCATCGTCATCGTCGGCGTGGTCGCGCTCGCCAACGCACTCGGCTTCACCCGGTTGGGCGCCGACATCAGCCTGACTGACGCGCTCACCCTGGCCGGCGTCGCCATCGCGTTCATCGTGCCGGCCATCGAGACGATCCGCCACTTCGTGACGCCCCTGGTCGCGCCGACCCTCGCAGTTGGTACGCCGGTCCTCGTGGCTGGTACCGGGGACACGCCTCCGGCTGATGCCGTCGTGACGCTGAAGGCCGACGCGACGCCCGTCGTTCCGGGAGGCTGACATTTACGAATACAAGGCCGTGATCCGGACCAGCCGTGACGTCACAGACGGTGACACTGTGCGTGTCCTATGTGATCAAGGGCTCCGCGAGTTCCGCGATATGGCAATCCGCTTCTACGGGATCAACGCGCCGGAGCTCTCGACCGACGCGGGCAAGCTCGCCCGGGCGCATCTGCTTGGGCTGCTCGGCGGCACGTATCCCGTGGCGCTGGTCATCCGCACGATCCGGGACGCCGCCGACAAGTACGGCGAGCGCTGGGACGGCAATGTCTGGCTCGAATCGGCCGGCACGTGGGGCCCCGACAACGAGTTTGTGGTCACGGCGCCATCGGTCAACGAGACGATGCTGGCGGACGGCTTCGCCGTGAAGTACCCCTGATGGCCGCCGAACTCGCGCTCGTCGTGGTCCTCGTCGCTGCGGCGTCGCTCTTCGCCATCGAGATCTGGGCCGTTCGTCGGCATATCCCGACCATCAGTGAGGACGTCCAGCGGTTCAGTGCCGCGATCGGGATCCAACTGCTCGCCGGCATCGTCGCGGTCCTCTTCCTCATCGCTGGCTGGTTCCTAGGTCACTTCACCAGTCCGCCACCGACCTGAACGGAATGAGCGCCTACCGATCCGAGCCCTACCACGCCGAGCATGCCGGCAGCCTCGCCCGCAAGGCGCTGCCGCCGCGCGACCTGCTCGGGTGGTTCATGGAGGCGTTCCGCGCGGAACTGCCAGTCGAGACCGAGGGCCACGGCGTGTTCGTCGGACAGCCGGACCGGCCTGGTCGCAAGACCCTCTGGGCCCGCGACAGCAAGCCAGCCGAGCTCGTCGGTGGATCCGTCCTTGGCTCACCCAATGCCCTCGGCGACTTCCGCCGATTCATCGAGGACGGACCGTTCGCGACCGAATACGCCGAATACGAAGGCCACAAGGACCAGGTCGCCCACTACAGGCTCCCGCTCCGCGCCGCCATCGCGACCCTCGCCGGTCGCGGCCGTGACACCGATCCGTACCCGTTCATGGCCCGCGTCCTCTACAGAACGGCGCTCCGTGACGGCGACTGGGATGGTGCGTGCGCCTCGATGGGCATCACCGAACCCGTCCGCAAGGTCTACATCGAGGTCGCCCTGCAACGCTTGTGGGACCGATACGAAGTCGAACCGCCAGCACGAAGCGTGAGGACCAACGCAGCGTAGGGAGTACCATGCAACCGAAACCCGATCCGGGCATCGTGAACCCGGGGCGCGCGGCCGATGCGCCACAAGGCCGAATGAATGGTTCAGCGACGCCGGATCCACTCGATGCGGCCATCGCAGCGGCCGAGAGCACCATCCAGATGATGCAGCTGCAGATGGCCCTGCCTACGGGTCGGCCCATCATCTTCACGCTTCCAGTGGACGTGACCGAGGCCGAGATATTGGCGGGTGTAGGCGCATATCTGGCAGCAGCCCAACAGGTCCGCAACGCCCAGCCGAAGTCACGCATCGTCATGCTCGACGGCAGTCGCGCGGGCTAGTGCGTCCCTGCCTCATCTGTGGCACACCGACACCGAAGACACGCTGCGAGCAGCATGAGGCTGAGTGGCGCGCAGTGCGTGACTACAACGGCGACTGGCCAGCGATCAGGGCACGCCAGCTTCTGACCCACCCCCTCTGTGGTTCTTGCGGGGTACCCGCCACGGAGGTCGACCACATCATTCGGCTGCGTGATGGTCGGTTCTCACACACCTACCAACCTGCAGTCGCTGTGCGCCACGTGCCATCGCCGCAAGACCAACGCCGAACGCGACGGTCGCGCTGTCCCGACGCTTCGCTAGAGCATCGACCCGCCCCTTTTTGCAGGCGAGGCCGCGGGGAACGTAGACCAGTTGCCCACACACGCGATGCGTACGGGTCACACCCTGGGCTGAAAAGGAGTCCCGAACGTGCCAGGAACAGGCCCAGCGCCCGCCAAGACGCGCCGTCGGCGCAATGTGCCAGTCCGCGGGGATTGGTCGCCAGCGCCCGGCTCAGGTTGGCAGCATGGTGCCGTCCCAAAGGCCCCCGATGGACTGATGCCCGAGACCGCCGTCGTGTGGCGCGACTGGTTCGCGTCGTGGTGGGCGTCCTATTGGACGCCGGAGTACCTCTCGCAGATCACGGTCGCCATCCGTCTCTACGATTCGGTCGGCCGCGGCAATCTGCGCGACGCCACCGAGCTGCGCCAGGCGATGGACGGCATCGGCGCCTCGTTCAAGGGTCAGCAGGACCGCCGTTGGACGGCTCCGAAGGCCGAGGCGATCAAGCCGCCGGCCGATGTAACGGCCGGTCCGTATGCCGGACTGCGCGTCGTCAAGACGGCCTAAGATGCCGTGGCGCGCGACGCCCGAGCGACCATTCCCTTCGCTCGGCTGGGGCGTCCTCGACTGGACCTATACCTACCTGCCATCGCCGACCGATGACGCCCAGCCGCTGATCTACACCGAAGAGCAGGCCCGCCGGATCATCCGCTGGTATGAGCTCCACCCGGTGTCCGGGCAGTTCGTCCATCTGCGGATGGTGCTCGAAGAGGCCAAGGGCTACGGTAAGTCGCCGTTCGCAGGCTCGCTGAGCCTCGCCGAGTTCGCCGGTCCCGTGTGCTTCGACGGCTGGGACGCGCAAGGTCAGCCGGTCGGCGTGCCGTGGGGCACCGGCAAGCGCCCGCCGCCGTGGGTCCAGATCGCGGCTGTGTCCGAGGACCAGACCGACAACACCTACGGCGCGATGTACGCGATGCTCGCGGCGCGTGACGGCAAGATCGCCGATGCGCTCGACATCGACCTCGGCCGGACCCGGCTGTACCTTCGACATAACCCCGCCGCAGTGCTCGAACCTGTCACCGCCGCCGCAGGATCCCGCGAAGGGCAGCGGCTGACCAACGCGACGCTTGATGAGACCCATCTCTGGAAGCCAGCCAACGGCGGCGTCAAGCTCGCCCGAACGCTGCGTCGGAACGTTGCCAAGATGGGTGGCCGTTCGGTCGAGACGACGAACGCGCCGGTCCTCGGTGAGCGCTCGGTGGCCGAGCAGACCGATCCCGATGTCCCGCAGTCGGGCGTCCTGCACTACGCCCGCCGCGCTCGGGTCGAACCGTCACCCGAGTGGCCCGATGAGCAGCTGATCGCCGAGCTCCGCTACGTCTACGACGACGTGCCGTGGTCCGACCCGCCCCGTCTGGTCCGCGAGATGCGCGACCCGGCCAACACCTGGGACGATGCGCTCCGCTACTGGTTCAACCTTCGCCGGGCGGGCGTCGACCGGGCCGTCGACCCGAAGGTCTGGGCGCTCCTCGCCAAGCCGCGCGATGTGCCCGCCGGAACGTATATCGGCGTTGGCTTCGACGGCTCGGTCTCTCGTGACGCCACGGTCCTGCGGGCCTGCACGGCCGACGGCTACAGCTTCCTGCTCGGGATCTGGGAGCGACCGATCGGAGCCGAGGACGGCTGGCGCGTCCCGCGGGCCGACGTCAAGCGGGTGGTGGCCGACACCTTCGCCCGGTACAAGGTCGGGCTGATGCTGTGCGACCCGCCGTACTGGGCCGATGAGATCGACGAATGGGCCGGCCAGTACGGCGAAGAGGTCGTGCTCAAACTCGACACCAACCAGCCGCGCCGGTTCGCGCCGATCACCAACCGCTGGCTGACCGCGATCCGCGAAGGCGCCCATACCCACGACGGCGATGAGGCGACCACGCGCCATGTCTACGCCACCCATCTCCGCAAGGTTCGCCTCGGTGATCTCGAAGACGACGGCCGAACGATGTATGTACTGGTGAAGGGCGAGGGTCGAGGATGGATCGACGGAGCCCTGGCGGACGCGCTGGCCTACGAAGCCGCGATGACGATGCCGCCGCCATCGACGAAAAAGGGAGGCTGGGCGTTCGCAGCCTGACCTGCACCTGTCCCGAACCCCTCCTCGATAGCGACGTGGGCCTGTTCGACGAAGACGACGACTACTGCTGGCGATGTCGGCGACCCGTGAAGGATGACGAATGACCTTTGACGGATTGCCCGCATACCGAGATATGAGCGCTCAGTGGTTCGCGTTCATGGGCATCGACCGCGACACGCCCTCGAGCTACCGGACCGCGATCGAGTTCGCCAAGGCGCCGGCCGACGAGGCGTGGGTCTACTCGTGCGTCCGCCGGCGCTACCAGGCCGCCCAGGGGACACCGCTCAAGGTCTACGTCAAGGCGGGCAAGGAGCTCATCCCCGCGACCGACGAGCCCTCGCCCGAAGGCGACGACCTCCAATACCTGCTCGACTACGTCAACCCGGTGGACATGACCGGCGCCGACCTCAAGGCGTACACCGCGGCGTCGAGCGCGGTGTGGGGCGAGTGCTTCTATCGGAAGGTGCGCGGCCGGCTGGGCGGCCCGCCGCAGGAGTTGTACTGGCTGCGGGCGCCCGACGTCGATGTCAAGAGCGACAACGGCCGCATGGTCACCACCTACGAGCACCAGCCTGCTGGTTCGGCCAAGGAGGTCTACAAGCCGCGCGACATCGTCCACTTCAAGACGCCCAACATGCAGAACCCGTTGCGCGGCCTGTCGCCACTGTCGTCGATCGGGGCGCAGATCAGCACCTCGAAGGCGTGGGCCGACCGGACCAACGCCTTCGTCTACAACGACAGCGTCCCGCCCGGCTACTGGCAGATCCCCAAGGATGCCGAGTTCGCCAAGCAGGACGAGAACCTCGTCCGGCGCACCCTGCGGGCGCTCCGGGGACCCAAGCAGAAGGGCAAGGTCCCGGTCATGCCGGCGGGCCTCGAGTTCAAGGGCATCTCGCTGACACCGCAGGCGTCGGAGATGCTCGCCACGGGCAAGGTCAGCCGGATGGCGATCTGCGCCGCGCTCGGCGTACCGCTCGTCCTCGCCGGCGACGATGACAAGAACACGGTCTATGGCAACCTGCGCGAAGCCGAGCGGCTGTTCTGGCGCGGCACGGTCATCCCGGACCTCGACGCCTATGCCGACACACTCAACAACTGGCTCGTCCCCGACTTCGACCCGACCCGCCGCCGCCTCGTGGTGGCGTTCGACTACAGCGATATCGAGGCCCTGCGCCCAGCGTGGGACGTCGAATGGAACGCATGGCTCGCGGGCATCTACGCGCAGGCCGTGGTGCCCAACGAGATGCGCCGCCACTTCCGCCTCGGCAAGGACGTCCCGTGGGGCGACCGGCCGATCCCGCGCACGGCGGTCGCCATCCGGCCGGACCCGGCATCGCTCGATCCGAATGCGCTCTCGGCGCTGGACCCGTCGCTGAACGCCGGCCTCGAACCGATCGAGGGCGCGACCGGCGAGCAGTACGGCGACGGCACGGCCGTTCCCGATTCGCTCCGGGCGTGGGGCAAGGCGCTGTATCGCCACCCCGCCGTGAAGGCATGGGTCAACGACCCCTCCCGGCCGCTCGACGTGCCGCTCCTCGTGGGGAGCGACGTTCCCGAGCCCATCCAATCCCTTATCGAGGCCGGCCTGCGTCGGCGTGACTCGGCCGCCACCATCGCGGCGCGCATCGAGGTACCAGCATGACCAAGCAGAAGCCGTCCGCGGTCCGCACCGTGGCCGAGACCGACGACGTGCGCACGATCGAGGGCCTTGCGTTCCCCTTCAAGAGTCGCGACACGTACGGCACCTTCTACTCGACCCGGACCGACTTCCACTGGGACATGTTCCCCGACGTGACACCGGGCGCCACCCGGGCAGAATCGCCGCTGTTCATCCGGCCCAACACCTTCCACCACGGCTTCGACCCGGAGATCGGCCTCGCGCGGGTCGGCGGCTGGTCGCCCGTGCGGATGGACGCCGACGGCGTGTGGGTCCAGGCGCAGATCGACAAGCGCGGCGCCTACTACGAGACGCGGCTCAAGCCGCTCCTCGACGGCGGCCACCTCGGTCTGTCGGGCGGTTCGGCCGAGCACTCGGTGCGCATCGACAACCACACCGGCGAGATCCTCGACTGGCCAGCCTATGAACTGGCGCTGACGCCGACCGAATCCAACCCGCTCGCCCAGGTTGCCACCCGCGCCGCCGATACCGGGGCATCGCTGCGCATCGTCGCGGCGCTGGCCACGAAGCCCTTGGACGCGGTCGTCGAGCCGGCGGTGCGCGCCTACTCCGAGGCCGCGAGTGATGCCGCGATGGGCGCCGGGGCCCTCGGCACGCTGCTCTATCTCCTGTCGGCCGAGGCGGACGAACCCGATCAGGTCGCGATGATCCAGACGTCCATCGACAGCCTGTCCGAGTGGATCACGGCCGAACGTGCCGAGGTCGGGACACCCGACGACGAGGACGACTCGACGATGGGCATGGGCTACATGTCCGGCACCCGTGCCGGTGCCCGCAACAGCGCGACCGACCAGGGCCACATCGACGCCGCCCATGACCACATCGCGGCGCTCGGCCCTGCCGCTCACGCCAATGATCAAACGAACGACAGCGAAGACGCTGCCCGCTCAGGTGACCCGCTGCCCGCGTTCCGACTCGTGTCGGGCGAGGAACGCGCCGACCCCGTGGCGTTGCGCGCCGAGCTGCTCGAAAGCGCCCGGAAGGCTGGCGAGGCCGCTGCGAAGCGACTGACCGGCTGACCGTCACCACCTCCCCACCCCCGAACCCGGTCCCCGTTGGCCGGGTTCTTTGATTCCCAGGAGACCCACATGCCCGAAGCAGCCGCGCAGAGCGGTACCGAACTCACCCCCGACCAGCTCCTCGCCAACCCGACCGTCCGGGCGTTCATCGAGGAGAGCAACCGGCAGGCGGCCGATTCGGCCGTCCGCGCCCTCAACACCGTCGATGCCGCCGCGCGCCCTGGTGGCGTCGTGGAAGTGCCGGCGTACAACCGCCAGCGCTACGGCCTGCCGCGCCTCGGCACGGCGATGCGGGCCACCTACGGCGGCGGCTTTCGCAAGTCACAGGAGTTCGAGCGCGACTTCAGTGAGGCCGCGCGGTCCGTCTTCGGCTATGACAAGGCCGGCAACGACGGCGACGACGAGAAGGACCCGTTCCTCGAAAGCAGCGGTGGCAAGTCCACCCGTTCGCTGATCTGGCCCAAGACCCGCGAAGAGATGATCGAGGTCCTCGACGCCATGGGTGAGAAGCCCGCGGCGCGCGAGGCGACCTACCTCGCCCGCATCGAATCCGGCGTCCGGGCCATGAGCGAGGCGTCGGTCGGTGCCGGCGGCGCGCTCGTGCCGACCCAGTACATGCAGGACAAGTTCCAGTACGCGCTGGTCAGCATGACCGCCGTCCGTCGCTCCGGTGTCGAGTCGATGCCGGCCGCGTCGAACATCGTGGTCATGCCGCGTGAGTCCGTCCCGGCCGGTGGCTCGGTGGCCGCAGAAGCGGGCACCCTGACGCCGCAGGACGCGACCCTCGCCCAGCAAACCATCACCATCAAGAAGCAGTACGGCTACCGGCTGTACAGCAACGAGCTGCTCGCCGACGCCACGCCGGCGTGGAACGAGTTCCTCGCCAACACCCTGGTCCGGGACGTGGCCCTCAAGCAGGACCAGCAGTTCCTCGAAGGCGTCGGCACCGGCAACGAGATCACCGGGCTGATCAACTACGCCGGCGTCACAGCCGGACCCGCGATGGGCGCCAACGGCGGCACCCCAACCATCGACAACGTCATCGACTCGACCTACCTCCTGCGCGGCGTGAACGTCGAGCCGGACATCGCCTACGGCGCCCCGCGCACGATGCAGACGCTGTCGAAGATCAAGGACACCACCAACAACTACATCCTGTGGGCGGCCGGCGGCTACAACGCCCCGCGCCTCTACAACGGTCAGATCGCCGGCCAGTTCGGCGGCGCGGCAACCGGTCCCAATGCCGTGCTGCTCGGCCAGATCGACTTCTTCTTCAGCAACCAGATGCTGACCACGCGCACCGTCGGCACCTCGGCCGACACGACGGACCTTGTCATCACCAACCGGGCCAACCTGCTCATCATCGAGCGGCAGGGCATCGAGGTGGCGTACAGCGAGCACGTCGCGTTCAACTCCGACCAGACCGCCGCCCGCGCCATCGGACGCGCCGCGATCGTCGCGCTGCAGCCGACCGCCGTCGAAGTCTGGGTCGGTATCCGGCCGTAGCCTCCAGCGACCGGGCCGAGTCCTCCCGGCCCGGTCGCGCCCCTCCCCATCTGCCCCCCCAAAGGAGCATCCCGTGGCCGACACCAAGGACGAAAACAAGCTCACCACCAGCGCGGACAAGCTGCGCGCGCCCAACGATCCGACCGAGGACCCGTACCACACCCGTGGTATCGATCCGGCGGCGGCCGAGGCGGGCTTCCGGCTCGCCGGCTATCCCGAGAAGGGACCGCTGGCCGGTCGCAAGCCGGGCGACAACCTGTCGATCGAGGACGCGGGCAACCTCGGCCCGATCGCGGTCGTCGACGCCGACGAGCAGGTGAACCCCACCGCCGACGCCTATCCGCCGCTCGGCGGCGTCATCTCCAGCGACGCGCTGGTGTCCGACCAGTCCACCGCGAAGCACCCGGCGCCCAAGGACACCCGCAAGCCCGCCAAGCCCACGACCACGACAACGGTCACCAAGACCACGACGTAGCCCGTCCGCAATCCCCGAACCCCGGGCGCTCGCTCCTCCAGCGTCCGGGGCTCCCTCACAGGAGTCCGCCCCATGAACCACCCCTTGGGGCGGCACGCCAGATGACCCCCATCCTCGCCCCCCCCGTGCGCGACTGGTTCTGCCCGAACTGCGGGCTGACCCACCAGACGAACGACCCGCGGATCGCGGTCCCACTGCACCCGTGCCCCCGGCTGCGCGGCCTGATGGCTCCGATGGTCGTCGCGGGCACCGCGGCCAAGGTCGAATTGCGCGAGCGCGAGGACTACGTCGGGACCGACCTCGTGCAGCTCGACCCCGAGCTCGGGCGGCCGGTCATGTCCATCGTCACCACGCGAGATGAGGGCACGGATGCCCGGGTCTTCGTGCCCACCGCCACCGCCACCGCCAAGGAGATGTAGCGCCATGTCGAACGCCCCGCAGCAGGCCTCGGGGGTGGGGTCGGCCAACGACCCGACCTTCTCGACCGCGGAACTGACCGAGATGCTGGCCGCCGCCCGCGACCGCGACCTCGCCCTCGAGCCGCAGCGCCGGATCGAGGCCCACGAGGCCAAGGTCCAAAAGGCCCGCGAGTTCCTCGCCGGGGCACAGCAGGCGCTCGCCGATGAGCGCGCAGCCCAGAAAGGGAACTAGCCATGGCGTGGACCGCCTCGAAGATCTTCTCCTCATTCATCACGGATTCACTCGCCAAGACGACCCTGATGGACATCAACGCGGACACGATGAACGCCGCGCTGTTTGACACGTCGGTGACTCCGGATCAGACCGTGGCCTCGGCCTCGAGCGCGTACGGCGTCGGTGTCTGGGCGGCCGGTCACCTGACCGACACCGGCACTTCGGCCCCGGTCGGTTGGCCGACCGTCGGCCGTCCGCTGGTCACCCCGGCCTGCACGTTTGCGACCAACGTCGTGACCTTCGATGCGGTCGATACCGTTTCGGCCAACGCCGTGACCACGATCGCGGCGGCCTTCGGGACCCTGATCTACAGCGACACCATCGCCACCCCGGTCGCCAAGCAGGGCATCTGCTACCTGTACTTCGGTGGCACGCAGTCCGTGACCCTCGGCACGCTGACGCTGGTCTGGGCGGGTACCGGGCTGGCGGCCATCACGCTGTGAACACCATGCGCGCCATCCTCGCGGGCCTCGCGCTCGCTCTGCTCATCGCCTCGCCGGTCTCGGCGGCGCCCAAGACACCGACCGGCACGCTCACCATCACGAGTCTCGACGCCACCATCGGCGGCGCGGTCACGTTCAGCGCCACCACCGCCAACCTGAAGGGCTACCAGTACCCGCTGGTCTACCTCGCGTGCGTCGTCGATGGACGAACGGTCTACGGGCAACTCGCGTTGCCGAGCGACACGTTCATCCTCGGCGGCGGCTCGTCGCCGTGGATCGACCCGAACGACCCCGACTATCTCGCCCCGGCGACCTGTACGGCGTACCTGTACGTCTACCCCGGTCCCTCAGACCTGCTCGACCAGACAGCGCCGTTCCTGGTCGGCTAGATGGCTGTCACCTTGATGACCGGGTTCGAGGGTCGGAGCATCCTCCTCGACCAAGCGGTCACCGCCCAGTTCGTCGTCCTCAATGGGACGGCTGCTATCAGCCAGACGCAGGCACGGACAGGGACATCCTCACTTCGCTGCAATCCGGCCTCGGGCGCGAGTGGGTCCGCACAGTCGAATAATGCGACCTTTGCGTTCGGGCACTGTGGACTCTATATCGCGACCTTGCCATCGGTCGCGCGGGTCATCTTCGGTGTGTCGGGTAGCGGATGCAACGTCAAGCTCAATCCCTCGGGCACCTTGGAAGTCTTCAGTGGCGCGACTTCTCTTGGTGCATCGGCGGCTCTTTCGACCGGGCAGTGGTATTGGGTCGGCTGGCGACAGACAGCGGGGACATCCGTCGATGTCCTCCAGATCAACGGTGCGACCGCAGTCAACGGGACGGTCGCAGTAGCGAGCGCCGGGAACTATGGCTTCAGCGGAACCGAAGCCTCGGCGGCGGACATCTACATCGACGACATCATCGTGGACAGCGCGGGCTTCCTCGCCCCGTCCAAGGTCGCCATGCTCGTCCCGACAGCGGACAGCGCCATCGGGACGGGCTGGGTCGGCGGAGCAGGCGGAACGTCGAGCCTGTTCGCAGCAGTGGACAACAAGCCGCCGGTCGGCGTCGCGGACGGCGGCACGAACACCAGCCAGATACGCAACGCCACCTCGGCGGCGAGTTCGAACTACGACGCCACGATGACGACCTACAGCGCAGCGGGCGTCGGCGCGGGCGATACGGTGCTCGCCGTCCAGCCGGTCATCGCCACGGCCGCCCCGGTCACGACCTCATCGAAGCATGGCACGGTCGGCGTCGCGAGCAACCCGACCATCACCAACATCGCCCTTGGAGCCGGTGGGACGGCAGGAGCGTTCTGGTCCGGCGCCGCCGGGGGGACGTTTCCGACGGGCTGGAAGACCTCCTTTGGCACACTGACGACCAGCCCATCGGTGACGCTCGGCACGGCTCCAGTCATGCGCGTGACGCAAGTCACGGCCTCGACCCGCATCGCCGATGTCTGTTTCATGGGGATGGTCGTCGCGTGGACACCGGTCGCGGGCGTCAACGTCACCGTCACCGTCGCCGCCGGAACAGGCGCAGCCGGGCAGCCCGGAGTCAGCGTCTCGATCATGGTCGGCAGCGCCACAGGCACGGGTGCCGCGAACCAGCCGACATGGTCCGCCGCCACCGGGACCAACGTGGCGGTCACCGCTGCCGCGGGAACCGGGGCTGCCGTCAATCCCGCCGCGAGCGTCAAGCCGAGCGCCGCCGTCGCCACGGGAACAGGTACCGCGAACCAGCCCGGTATTTCCACGAGCCAGTCGCCCGTGGTGCAAGCCGCCAGCGGCACCGGAGCGGCAGCGGGTCCGACGGTTGCCCCTGCGCCGTCTGTAGGGGTCGCCACGGGCACGGGAAGCGCGCTCGGGCCATCGACCAAGGTGGCCGCCCCCGTCGCGGTAGCCGTTGGGACAGGCGCGGCCAATCAACCGACCGTCTCGACCGCCGCAGCCACGACGGTCAACGTTGCCGCCGCCGCTGCCACCGGAGCGGCCACGAGTCCTGCGATCGGGATCGCGGCTCCGGTCGGGTCCGCCAGCGGGATCGGCACGGCCCAGGCGCCCACTGCCACGCCGATGCCGTCGGTCGGTGTCGCCACGGGGACGGGCGCGGCCACCAATGCCGCCACGAAGATCGCCGCTGGGGTCACGGCAGCCCAAGGGACCGGTACGGCCAATCAGCCAGGCGTCACGGGTTCGGCCAGCGTCCCTGTCCCGACGGCCACTGGAACAGGAATCGCCAGCCAACCGAGCGCGAAGCTGATGCCAAGCGTCGGAGCGGCAACGGCAACGGGTGTCGCTGCGAATGCCGCGCCGACGATCGCTGCAACCCCGCAAGCCTCCGCCGGGACAGGCGCGGCGAATCAGCCGACGGTCAACACGTCGTCCGGGACCAATGTCGCCGTCACCGCTGCGACAGGCACGGGCGTCGCCGCCCAGCCCTCGGCCAAGGTCGCGGCAACGTCCGGCGTCGCGACCGCTACCGGGACAGCGAATCAGCCGAGCGCCGGTCCGTCGTTGTCCGTGGGCGCAGCCGCAGCAACAGGCACGGCCAATAGCCCGAGCGCCAAGGTTGCGATCACGCCCATCGCCGCAACAGGCACGGCCAGCGCCAACCAGCCGACCGTTTCGACCTCGGCAGCGACCAACGTCAACGTGCAGGCAGCGGCCGCGATCGGGGCGGCCTACGCCGCCGCCGCCAAGGTCGCCGCGACTCCGGGCAGCGCAACGGGCACAGGTTCCGCCACTCAGCCCACGGTCTCCGCCGGCGTCCCCGTCACAGCAGCGACCGGAACGGGTGCAGCGAACCAGCCGACGGTGGCACGGGCCAAGCTGATCGACGTTATCGCGGCCCTCGGCAGCGCGCAGGCGTTCAGCCCGGCGCTCCACCTCAAGCTCGCCGCAGGCATGGCGGCAGGTACAGGGCAGGCGTGGGACCCGACCGTCACGGCGTCCGATCACGTCATCAAGGGCCTCGCCGCCATCCGCGACTTCGCGGTCAATCTCGCCGTCGCGATCGACTCGCGGATCAATAGCGCCGTCGGTTCCGACGTCGGGACCGCCACAGGTGGCATCTCCGACGCCAAGACCGCCTCGGGCGGCATCAGCGATACCGGACCCACCACCGCCAAGCCGGGAGATTCCTAAGTGGCTAATGCCTACAGCCCGAACCAGCCGGTCCGCATGTCGGTCGCCTTCACGGTCACCGGCACCGCCACCGACCCTTCGACGATCGCACTGACGGTCAAGGACCCGAACGGCACGAAGACGACCTACACGTACGCGGGCTCGCAGGTGGTCAAGGATTCCATCGGCAACTACCACTTCGACCTGACACCCACCACCGCGGGCTCATGGTTCTACGGCTGGCAGTCGACCGGGACGGCGGCGTCGGATGCTGAGGCCTTCTTCACGGTTCTGCCGTCGGTGGTCATCTGATGCCCACGGCCATCGGACAATACGCCGCGGTGCTCCCAGCCAAGGAACGGCTGAACATCACGAACACCGCCGACGATTCGCTGCTCCAGTCGTTCTGTAACCAGGTCAACGGCTGGATCGAGTCCAAGACGGGCCGCGTCCTCGCGCCATACCCGGCGATCGCCACGACGGTCACCGCCGGCGGCACGGCGGGATCCACGGCGGTCACGCTCGCCTCGACTGCGGGTGTGAACCTGCGGGACAACCTCATGCTCGGGCCGGTCACCGGCACGCACGAGCACATCACGGTCGCCGCCATCGCGGGCAACGTCGTCACGCCGCAGTCGCCGCTCGTGGCGGCATACGCCAACGCCACCGCCGTCAGCCGCGTCCTGGTGCTCGACGGCTGGGACGCGCTGGAGGGCGGCCGGATGATGCCGCTCTCCGATGGCATCGTGACCGCAACCTCGCTCGAGATCGCCTTCTACACGAGGGGCGACTACGGCCTCATCCCGACCACCGACTGGTATCTGCGGCCCACGCCGCAGAGCGGCGCGGAACCGGGCTGGCCCGCGACCGAACTGTGGATGACGAACTTCCCGACCTCGGGCGCCGTCTCGACGACGTTCGCTTCGGGCTTCGCCAATGTCCGGCTGGCGTGTACTCCCGGCTGGCCCGCCATCCCCGACGAGATCAGCTCGCTCGCGCTCAACCTCGTCACGACGCTGTACCGCCGGCGCGGGGTCGGTGGCGGTGGCGATTCGATGACGACGGGCTCGGACGGCACGCGGACCATCTCGCTGCTGCTCGACGCGAACGACTGGCGGACCATTCAGCGCTACACCGACAAATCCATCGGGATTATTTGATGGCGGGCTTGCACAACCTCATCGCCACGGCGCTCGCCGCGAAGGCAGCGGCGGTCTCGGGCATGGCCGGCGGCAGCGCCACGCCGCTCGACAGCCTCTCGGGCACGCCCTTCGTGGTCATCGGGCCGCCGCGCGGCCAGCTCACGCCGAGCAACTGGGAGCGGATGTTCATCGTCTTCCCGATGCACCTGTTCTATGCCCGCATCTCTTCGGCCGACCGCGATCAGGTCGCCATCAACGACCTGCTGGACTTGGTCATCGCGGCCTTCAGGCTGAACATCAGCCTGAGCGTCCCGGGCGTGGTCGAGGCCGTCATCGCCTCGTGGGACACGAACAAGGTGCAGGACGTCGGCAGCGAGTCCTACCAGCTCATCGAGTTCCTCGTGAGCGTCGAGGTCGACGCCCCGGCCGCATACACGCCCTGATGAGCACGATCGAGGTCGTCTCCCACGGGTTCGCAGAAGTCCAGAAGCGCATCAAAGCGGAGCAGCTTCGCATCGAGCGCGAGCACGACCGGGCCACGAAGGCTGCGGCCAACGTGCTCAAGGTCGCCATGCGCCGCGAGGCGCCATACCAGACGAAGCGCGACGTCACCCGCAACAAGGCCCGCGTCCGCCACCTCCGCGCCACCATCCGGGTCCGCAAGACGCTGACCGGCTACGCCGTCGGCCCTGCCTCGCCGCTCGCTCACCTCGTCGTCCGGGGCGCGTCGCGCGGCCAGACGGAGACGGTCGGCGGCGCGGGCGGGCAGACACACCAGATGACGCTCGCGGGGCGGCGGCAGATCAAGGCCCACGCCCGGGGCATGGTCGGCCCGGCCGGCGAGGCGCAGGCGCTGTCCATGAGTTCGGGCGGCGAGGCGTTCTTCCGGGCGTCATCCAAACCGGGGCCGATGCCGGCCAACGACTTCATCCACCGAACCCGCGAGCTGGCCGGCATGGAAGCCAAGACGATCGCTGGCGAGGTTCTGTTCAAAGGCGTACCGGATCCCAACGCAGGAGATTGACATGGCTGAGAAAGACGGAACGACCACCGGGCCGCAGGAGCCTTCCGATTCCGTAGTCCTGCACTGGCTCGGCGACGAGTCCGTGTTCACCAACGGCATCCCCAACCGGGACGTGACCGCAGCCGATGGGCTGTCGAAGGCCCAACTCGCCGAAGCCATCGCGCACGGCACCCACACGAAGGCGGCTAAGTAATGGCTACCGGCGCGATCGCGGCAGAACGACTCCAGGCGGGCCTCGAGGCGGTCCGCGGCACGCCCGTACCCGCCACTCGGCGGGTCTACGGGGAGCGTGGGAGCGCGTTCTTCGACCCGACGGTCACCAAGGAATTCCTCGGCGAGTCGATGAGCTCCTACATCAAGAACTATCGCCACGTCGTCACCGGCGTCGCGGCGAACCTCACCATCCCGGGCTACGTCACGGCCTCGGACCTCGCGTGGTGGGGCCAGAGTTTCTGGAAGGGCGGTGTGACTGGCGTCCTGTCGGCCGTGACCGTCTACACCTACTCGTTCAGCCCGACCGTGGCCACCGATGACCTCAAGACGCCGACCTTCGAGGTGCAGACCGATACCCAGGGCTGGCAGCTCCCGTTCTGTCTCGGCGAGAAGTTCGAGATCAGCTGGCAGGCCGGCCAGGCGGTGCGCTTCGCGGCCGACCTCACGGCCCAGCAGGCCATCCCGCAGGCCGTCACCGCGGCGATCGGCGACCGGACCGGGCTCAACGCGCTCGCCGGGACGACGGCCCAGGTCTTCATCGACACCGGCGGCGGCACGATGGGCACCACGCCCGCCGTCAACGTGCTGTCCGGGAAGCTCACCTGGACGAACAACTGGATGCCGGTCACCCACAACAAGGGCAACCTCTACTACGACGACGCGGTCCGCGAGGTCCGCTCGCTGGCCATCGAACTCGACCTCCACTACAACTCCCAGACCGAGCTCGCGACCGTGACATCCGACGCCGAGCGACTCATCCGGGTGCAGTTCACCGGGCCGACCATCGCAGGCTCCACGGGCAGCGTGCCCGAGTCGGTCAAGGCCGACTTCTACGGCTTCCACCTCGATGGCGCCTTCCAGGCGAACAAGGCCATCCGCGCGGTCAAGCTCGTCGGCGAGAGCCAGTACGACACGACGGCCGGCTTCGACTGGGCAGTCGCATGTGCCACGTCGAATGCGACATTGGTGTGAGCGGCTGGGATGCGGTCCGGCGGATCACGCTCGACGAACCGTGGCAGGACTTCTGGGTCGAGGTCTACCTCGACCCGCCGATGGGCATCTACATCGACATGCAGAAAGCTTCGTCGGTCGCCCTGGCACGCCCGGATGAGGCGTCGATGTCCGCACTCATCAGCTCGATGCGACCGCTCGTGGCGGCCCACAACCTGACCGACCGCGACGGCGCGCCGCTGGAGCCGTGGGTGGCCGCGAACATGGGCGCGAAGCTCATCCGTAGCATCACGGCGGCCATCACGGCGGCCCAGAACGACGAAGGCGGCGCACCCGCCGACCCTTTGCCGAAGACGCCGGCGAGCTCGTCCGGGCGCGAATCGCCGCGCTCCCGGTCCCAGCGGACTACGCGCTCTGGCGGCTCGCGCTCCGGATGAACCTCGACCCGGACCTCATCCGCTCGAAGCCGCGCAGCGTGGTGCTGACATGGCTGCGCTACGCCGCCGCCGATGCGCTCTTCGATGAATGGCAGCAGTCCGTCAACGACTTCGAGATGCAGCGTGCCCTGAACGGGAGGCCGAACTAATGCTTGCAGGATTGGCCGGCGGCGACGCGCTCGAGATCATCGTCGCGCTGAAGGACCTCTCATCCGAGGGCTTTCACAAACTGGAAGGCAACCTCAAGCACCTCGAAGGCACCGCCAACGCGACGAACATGGGCGGCTTCTCCAAGGCCACCAAGACGGCCGAGGCAGATGCCGCGAAGCTCGCCGGCAACAAGGGCGGCGGCGGCATCGCGGGGCTCGCCTCGGGGATGCTGTCCCTCGCCGGCGGCCCGGTGATGATCGTGATCGGAGCACTCGCTGCGGTCGGAGCCGGCGCGATGCTGCTCGAGCGGACGTACCAGGACGTCGCCAAGTCCGAGGCCCTGCTCAAGGCCGCGGGTGACGCGCACGGCATCTCGCTCGAAGCCCTCAACAAGCACATCGACGACAACCGCTCGACTCTCGAAGCCGCCGGCTTCACCCTCGCTGACTACCGCGACGCCACGGTCAAGATGACCGAAGCCGGCATGAATCTGGCGACGCAGCAGACCGCCCTCGACCCCATCATGGGCCTCGCCAAGGCGCACAACCTCAGCCTCGCGGACGCCGCCCGCCAGTACGAACTGGCCATCATGGGCAACCAGCGCGCGGTCAAGGATCTCGGCATCATCATGCCGGTGCTGACCAAGGAACAGAAGGCCGGCGGCGACATGACGGAGCGGCAGACGCTCCTCAACCAGAAGCTCGCCGCGTCCCTCGGTGACACCGGCAAGGCGACGACGCCGCTGGCGGCCACGCAGGCCAAGCTCAGCGATGCGTGGGAGAAGCTGTCAACGGTCGTCGGTCCCGTGGTCGAGGGTTTTTTCACGTTCCTGATCGGGACCCTGGGCACGGTCATCGACGTCGCGTCGACGTTGGCGGGGGTCATCGGGACCGTCCTCGGCCCGGCGTTCGACGCCATCGGCAACCTCGTCGGGCAGGCCGCCAACGCTATCGGGTTCGTCGGAGACGTCTTCGGCAATCTCGTCAAGGGTGTCGGCGTGGTGGCGGCCGGGATCTCGTCTGCGATGACCAGCACGGCGGCCACCACCGAGACCGCGACCGGCAAGATGACGGACGACTTGACCGCCGTCGGTGTCGCCGCGGACCACCTGCGGGGCAAGACCCGCGACGACATGGTCACGGGCTCCGACAGCGTCGTGCAGTCGTCCATGGACGTCGCCGCGGCACAACTGTCGATGGCCAACAAGATCATCCTCAGCGCCGCCAACGCGGCACGGGCCTTCGCCACCTTCCGCGACAAGCTCGTCGGCGATGCCAAGACCATCGTGGACGCCGCCTTCGACAAGATCATCACCGGCCAGAACCTGATGGCCACGAACGCCGAGATCGCCAAGGAACGGATGATCATCGCGTCGTCGAAGTCGACCAAACAGCAGGTCGCCGACGCCAAGGCCGCGCTCCCGGCGCTGGAGAAGACGCAGGCCGATTACCTGCTCGGGCTGGCCCAGGCGGGTGACACCGGCTCCAAGACGGTCGGGGACACCGTCAAGCTCCTCATGAAGGAGGAGGCGTCGGCTCACGGCGCTGAGAAGAAGGCCCTCGACACGGAGATCGCCGCGTGGATGACGCTGGCCGCGACCATCAACGCGGTCCCGGCCCGTGCCCTCACCGCGGGGGCAAAGAAGCTCGGCTATGTCGGCAACCAGGACCTCTACAAGAAGTACGCATCCGGCGGCGTCGTCGAACCTCGTCCCGGCGGCACGCTGGCGATCATCGGCGAGGCCGGCGAACGCGAGTGGGTCATCCCGGAATCGAAGATGGGCAGCGTCGGGGGCTCATCCTCGACCACGGTCCACACGCACATCTACCTCGACGGGTCCGTCATCGCAGACATCGTCGAGCGGCATCTCGGCAACCGCCTGAACCTTCGCGGCACGTCCACCGGCATGGGGAGTATCTAGATGCCTATCGGCCCCGGCTCGTTCATCGGCGTTACCCCCGGCGCTGGCGCCAAACTCGCGACCGGCCCGACCTATACCGAGAACGGCAATGTCACGCAGGACGAGAAAGTCCTGCTCGGCGAGCCGTACGAGGCGACCTACGTCGCGTCGTGGAACGGCGTATCCGTGGCGACGCTGAACGACCACCTCTTCGAGTTGATGGCCCCCAATACCCTCCAGGTTTACATTCGCCATATCTACATCGCGCAGCAGGGATATTCCACGACGCAAGGCACGGTCCTCAACCTCGCCCGCCTGACGAGCGGCGGCTCCGGCGGCACGGTTAGGACGCCGGCTGCCCTCGATAGCGGAGACGCGGCGGCCGGCAGCACGGTCATGACCCTGCCCTCCACCAAGGGCGCCGAGGCCGCGTCGCTTCACCAGTGGGTCATGGTGTTTGGTGCAACGGGGACGACGGCGTTGTCCAATCCTGACGGGAACGTCCTCGACATCCGCTTCCCGAATCAAGGTCAGAAGTCATTCCGCGTCCCATCCGGCACGGCCAACGGGATGTGTCTCAAGCTGCTCGTCGCTGGCGGCGCGGGTAACACCGTCACCGGGTTCGTCGAGTGGGTCGAGCGGCCGTTCTAGTGGGCGTCCTCGGCCTCGCGCAGCCACTCGCGCTCTCGGTCCCGCTGACCAACGCGCAGCTCCCCTTCCCGCTGTTCATCAACGGCAACGAGGTCAGCGGGGGCGTGTCGGGCGCGGACGCGAAGACGTACCGGCTCCGCGATCCCGGTTTCAGCGGCCCGCAGACGTTCGACTTCACCATCCATGACCACACGAACGCCGTCCGGCCGTGGATCGCCAAGCAGCAGCGCGTCCTGTGGGTCGATTCGGTCGGCGGCCGCTACCTCTTCCAGGGGTTCATCAAGAACCTCGCCATGACGACCGTCGGGCCGTGGGTCGACATCGCGGTCACGTGCACGCACATCGGCGAATCGCTCGACTTCGCGATGCCCATCACGACCTGGGACAGCGGGGCCCACGGCAGCAGCGACCAGGCCGAGATCATGTCGCTGCTGGCCAACTTCGCGCAGGACGGCGCACTCGGCTCGGGCGGCTTCATCCAAGTGCTGAATGCGGGCATGCCGGCGAGCATCCCGAACGACCGGACGACGCTGCGCAACGCGATCGACCAAGTGCTCGCCGCGACCGGCATCCAGGGCGCGGTCGCCTACGTCGACAACCTCGGCCAGCTCCACACGATGGCGATCGGCGACATCGCGGCGCCGTACAACATCAGCGACACGCCGGACTACACGACGACGGTCCCGGCCCGCGTCTCGGTCCAGGACCAGGGCGCCACCGACGTCGACGCGATCTGGGTCTACGGCGGGACCGCGCTGGGTTCGGGCGCCGTCTACACGTGGCAGGTCGGGACGGGCACGGTGGCGCGCTCCCCGCTGCGCTGGGCCGTCCTCGACGCTCCGCAGTCCGTCGACGCCGCAACGAAGCTGCAGGCGGCCACGGTCGAGTTCCAGCGCCGTCAGAACGCGCTCACGGTGACGCTCGTGGTCACGGGTTACGACGGGTGGGCGAAGGGTCAGCTCATCACCATCACCAACGGGCCGCTCGGGTACTCCGCGAAGCAACTCACCATCACCGCCGTGGACATGGACGTCATCGCGGGGACAGGCCTCCGCCGCTACACGATCACCGCAGGGTCTGATCCCGTCCTGTTCACCACGCGCCTCAAGTACATGCAGGCGCAGTGGAAGTTCGTCGCCGCAGACGCCGGACGCCTGAGCGGCAAGATCGGAGGCGCCTGATGGCCACCCCTCAGCAGATCGCCTCTCCCGGCGTGTACGTCACCGACGACATCGGCCTCGAAGTCGTCGATGGGACGGCCTCCCGCGTCCAGCTCGGGCTCCTGTCGAACGGGAGCTACGGGCTCCAGGTCAACGGGCCGAACCTGTCCGGCGCGATCAGCGGTTCACCGCCCAGCATCGTCACGGGCACGGCTGGCGCGCAGTTCACCGACAAGGGCATCCAAGTCTCGGACGGCTCGGTGGTCCGGGCAACGCTCGGCCATCTCGCCTCGGGCGACTACGGCCTCCAAGTCTCGGGTGGGGCGATCAGCGGCGAGCTCGGGGGCAGTCCACCGGCCGTCGTTGCGGCCAACGCCGGGACGCAACTCACCAACAAGGGCGTCGAGGTCAGCGATGGCACGAACGTCCGGGTGACGCTCGGCCAGATCAGTGCGACGCCGACCTACGGCCTCAAGGTGGTTTCGTCGGACGGCACGACCGTCATCATCGACGGCACGAGCGATATGTTCAAGATCAGCGCCTCGGGGACCGTGCAGACGGCTGCGTTCGTCCGTCCGGGGACGACTCAGGCATCGGTGACACTCCTGCTCGGGATGACCTACGCGCCGAGTTTCATCTATCTGGACCAGTACTCGACCGGAATCGGGGCGCGGTCCGGGATCTACTTCACTTGGGACTCGGTGATGGGCTCGGCCACCCAAGGCCAAGTCACCGCTTCGTACTCGTTGGACGTGCAGACGGTCAGCACGAATCAGACATTCGTACAAGCCACGACCACGGCGGCGGGGATCTTCGCCGGAACCGAGGTAGCCCGGACGTACCGATACTTCATTCTCACCGAGGTCGCGTTCTGATGACCCCGCACGCGCTGCTCGCCTATGATGCCGACGGAAACGTCATCGCCACCCTCGACTACGTCGTGGCCCGAGACGAGCACGGAGAGGCGACCGGCCTCGTGGACTTCGCGGCCCACGAAGCCAACGGCGGCGAGCACACCGACATCTGGAACGTCTCGAACGCGATCGGCTCCAAGGTCTGGCCCGAGTGGCTCGGCGGTGCCGCCCACGACTTCCGGGTCGAGCTAGCCGGACCGTCTGGCGCGAAGCACATCGCCGCGCTCATCCACAAGACGAGCGGCCATCGACGCAAACGGAAAGCCATCGAGGCGGCCATCGCAGCCGTTGAGCCGGATGCCGCCGAGGCTCGGGACATCCGGCCGATCGTCGGCGGCCCTCAGCGGCCGCTCGCTCTCGACGCGGACGGCAAGACGATCGGCCCGGACCACCCGCAGGCGGCGAAGGGAACGCCGGCGCACCTTCCCTTGATCGGGAGGCTGGTCCCGTGACACGGCGCGGCTTCCTCTTGGCGATCGTGGGCGGCATCGCGGGCGCCGTGGCGGTCCTCGTCCCCGAGCGCCTCGTCGCCAAGCCCGTGCCTACCGACGACGCGGCTTACCTCGCGTCCCTGCGCCGGGTGCTGAAGGTGCGAATCAAGCCCGTCTAACGCCAGCCCTCGCCGGTTGCGACGTTGGCGGCGGCGGCCACCGGGACTTGCAGGGAGCCTCGATATTCGTACGTCACGACGAGTTGGCCATCGGGCTTCACGACGAGCATGTAGATGAAGATGAAGAACCCGACCACGAGCACCCACAGCAGGAGCGCGACAAGGAAAGCACCGCAGCCCCACGAGCCCGGCGCGTACGTCTGCGAAGTCGGGAACCACTCGGACTGGGCCATCGCGACGGCATCACGCTGGAACGCCTCGGTCGCCTTGGGTAACGAGCCCTTGTAGCTGCGCGTGACGGTCCCTGGCGTCGCAATCATCTCTTCTCCCATACCGCCTCGCCTTCGGGCGGGGCGGCTTCTTTGTTTCCGGCGGCCATCATCGAATTATCCACGTCCCACCGTACCGTACTCATTGAGCGCGCAACGGCAGCCAAGGGGGTTCCGTGTCCCAGAGCACACGTCCCAGCGACCCACGCGACCTCGACGCGATCCAGGCTGAACTCATGCTGACAACCTACCGGGCGCGTCGCCGAGCGCGTCGTCAGCTTCTCGGGCTCGATCCCGTCCCTCGATCCAATCCCGTCGCTCTGCGCTTGCTCCGAGCCGAGAGGCTTCGTCGATCAGTCGTTCGATCACCTCATCGGACGTGGGAAGCGGATCTGTGAAGACGGAGAGTGGCACCGTGTACCAGCGGGCTAGCGCAAGCAGCGTGTCCTGCGAAGCATGGGTCCCAGTCCCGCTCTCGTAATCCGAGACCGAGGATTTCGAGTTCTCGGACAACCCCAACTCCAACGCAGCGCCCTTCTGGCTCTTGCCTGCACGCTCGCGCGCCATGCGGAGCCAGAAACCCTGTCGCTTGAAATAGATCTCGTCGGTCGGCATCGAACCCGACAGTAGTCGTAGCGACAACGCGTTCACACTCATACAGTTTTGTTGTTGACAACCCGACGTGTAGGCGCCTACAGTAGCGCCTATGGAACACCGAGTTGTTTTCCGGACACGAGAGATGCAGCGCATCGAGGCGATGCAGGGTCGGCCGATTGCTGAAATCCTCGAAGACCTATATGTCGCGAAGGGTCTGACCGTCGAGCAGGTCGGGACCTCGCTCGGCATCACCAAGGGCGCGGCGTCGCGCTGGCTCGATCGCTTCGGCATCGAGATTCGTCCACGGGCGAAGGCCTCGTGATGGCCACGCCCGCCGCGCCGCCGCTCATCCGCCTCACCGGCAAGGGGCGCCAGCCGGCGTCCGTCGAGCGCATCCGCGACCTCCAAGACGAGGTCGCCGCTCTCCACTCCGAACGCGACGCACTCGGCACCGAGATCGAGGCCCTGTCCCGCCGCATCGACCTCGCCATCCGAGCCGACCGGCCCGATATCGCGATGCACGTCGCGGGACGGCTGGAAGCCCTCGCTCACTCCCTGATCCGCCGGGGCGCCGCATGACCGCCCTCGCCGCGACCGGACCCCGCGATATGCGCGATGCCCGACGGCTCGCCGAGCTGGAACAGACCATCCAAGGCGGGCTCGAGCGGTTCATCGAGACGGGTCAGGCGCTCTTTGGAGGTCCGCGACTCGCGCCTCTACCGCATCAACTACCCGACGTTCGAGGCGTACTGCAAGGGCCGCTGGGGAATCACTCCGCAGCACGCCGGGCGCCTCATGTCGGCGGTCGAAGTCGTCGGCGCATTGGAACCAACTGGTTCTATTCCAACGTCCGAAGCGGTCGCCCGCGAACTGGCCCCCGTCCTCCGCGAGCAAGGCCCCGAAGCCGTCCGCGAAGTGTGGGCCGAGGCCGTCGAAGCGAGCGCCGGGACCCCGACCGCCGCTGCCGTCCGAGCCGTCGTCATCGGTCCCGACGCGACCCGCCCGAAGTGGAACCCCGGCGGCGCTCTCATGTCCTCCGAGACTCCCGAGTGGTACACGCCGCGCCACGTCGTGGATGCCGTCGCCCGCGCGCTCGGGACCATCGACCTAGACCCGTGCGCCGAACCCGCCAAGGGTGTCCCCGCGACCCAGCATCTGACCCCTGCCGATGACGGCCTGACTCATCCGTGGAATGGCCGCGTCTACATGAACCCGCCGTACGGCCGCTCGATCGGCGACTGGACCGGCAAACTCCGCGACGAGCACGCGGCGGGCCGCGTCACCGAAGCCATCGCGTTGCTCCCTGCCCGGACCGAAACCGACTGGTGGGCGGTGCTGGATGCCGAGTGGGTGTGTTTCATCCACGGTCGGCTGTCGTTCTCCGACGGCGACACGGCGGCCCCGTTCCCCTCGGCCGCCGTCTACCTCGGCGGCAATGGCGCGGTCTTCGCTGAGACGTTCGCCGAACTCGGCCCGGTCTACCGGCGCGTTCGATGATCGGTCGCTACGACCCCGAACCCCAAAAGGCGTATGTCGAGCGCTTGCTCCGCGCCTACGGCTCGTTGTCGACCTATGACGCGCTGTACAACCTCGTCTATCACGACGGGCGGAAGTGCTCGATAACCCGGCTCGCGGCCATCGTCTGGACGCTCCGTGACGAGAGATGGGACATCGAGACACGCGGCGGCACGGGCGAGACGGCGACGTACCACCTGCGCTACGCCCCGGCCATCGCCGAGCCCCGCTTCACCGGTCGCAGCCATGCCCCGGCAGCCCCCGTAGCGGCCCCTGAGCCCGAGACGCCCGTCCTCCTGAGCATCGAGCCATCCGCACCTTCCGCGCCCGTGTGGACCGGCCAGTGGCGCTGCTCTGACTGCGGCAGCCGACCGGCATCCGAGCCTCAACCGATGCTCGGCGATCTCGGTCGCGGGTTCTGTAGCGGCTGCGGCGCGCAGCGGTACTTCCGGGGGACGGCATGACCCCCCTCGACGTCCGCCTCCGCGCACAGCTCCGCATCGCCATCGCGCGCCATGACCGTGTTGCCGAGCTGGTTTTGCTTTCGCGTATCTACCCGACCCCGTGGCGACCCGCCGATGAGTCGTATCCGGTCTTCGTGGCCCGTGTCACGGAGAAGGCGGCATGACGATCTACGGCCAGCACCGCTGCGATGCCGCTCACAGTGGTCTCGTCCCACCACTTGCCACTGTCGACTGGGGCCGTCACATGCGCGTGGTCGGCGTCCCCGGTTCGGTCCGCTTCCTTTGTGATCACCACGCTCGGGGCCTGTCAGGTTGGCGAGACCGCGCCCGGATGATTCAGGCGCCCGCCATCGCGGACGTGGCCTCGTGACGACCGAACGTCTCGACACCGTCTCCCTCGGCTCCTGCCCCGTTTGCCATGGCCCCGTCCAGTTCCTCTCGGCCGATGAGGGGACGCAGTCATGTCGTGAGGTCCGCCTCCCGAACATCGACGAAGACCTCGGCGGCGGCTGGCACCTGACGGACATCTACCGGATGTTGCAGGTGTCCGCCCCGGAGCGGACATGGCGGGCGGGCGCACAGGACCGGTTCCGCCTTGTCCTGTACGGCTGGGGTGACTCCCCATCGACCGCGTACCTCGCCCTCCGAACGGTCATCGAGAACCGGCCATGACCGCCTCCACCGCCGCCATCCTCTTCGGCCTCGCCCTCGTGGCCCTCGGCATCGCCTTGTGGCTCTACGCAGCCTGGGAGAGCCGACACCCTGAGGCGGACCTCTTGGACGCCAACGACGACCCATACCTCGACCTCGATGGCTGGGACACGGAACCCTTCTATCTCGAGCCGCTGTATGAACGCGGGTCCCGGACGTCGCAGGCGCACCAGCCGGGTCGGATGCCGTGGTCACGATGACGCACGAACCGCACGGTGTCGCCGCCGTTCTCTGGGCCGACGTGACCGCCTTGGCGACGGAGATTGACTACAAGCGCGAGGCCATCGCGACCGCTGAACACAAGATCGTGAGTCTCCGGGACGAACTGGACGACCTGACGATGCGGTCGCTCGAAACTCGTGTCGCCGCGCAGATGGTCGAGAAGGCTGGCATCAAGGCCGAGCGTCGCGGCGCCGACTGGCACGTCTCTGTCGAGGTCGGGCTGGCCGCGGAGCCTACAGCACCGGACCCTTCGCTGTGATCCGCCTCGGCCACGTCGCGGCCTTCCTTGGGATCTGTTTTGTGGCGCTCGTTTGTGGGCTGGTGCCGTCGTGAGCGACTTTGTATGGGCCTACGAAAACGAGGACGATGACGCGTGTGTTTCGGTCGAGGACTTCCCGGACCGCAACGTCGCCGGGCAGGGGCTCGCCGACCAGTCCGGCCTCGTCTACGTCTTTGAGGGGCGCGGCCAGACCAGCGTTCAGGACTGCGAGTGCGCCGACCCGACTAAGGCCGTCTGCCCCGATAGCGAGGACGGCAGCCCTTGCGTTGTCCATGAGCGACTCGATGGCTGGCACTTCACGTCATTCGAGACAGGGCCGTACGGCGAATCCGATCTCCGGGCCGACCTTGGCGACGAGTACGACGAGGCAAACATCTACCGGCCCGTGGCGCCGCCGACGGCCGAGCAACGGGCGCTCGCGGCGTCTCCGGGTCTCTTTGATGGCCGGGAACGCTCGTGATCGCCCTCTCGACCGAACGCGGGACCGACGACGTGTACAGGTTCGTCTGCGTCACGAGCGCGGATGGCCGTCGCCCGCGACGCATTGGATGCAGCCACAGGAACCCGAAGGACGCCGCCCGGCACGCGGACAACCTCTCGCGGGGCGTGCCGTTTGTGAGTCCGCTCGCGACTCCTAGGCCCGCAGCCCACGACTTACTGAGCGGCTCCCGGCGGACCGCCACGAGGAATCAAGGGCTGCGGACCGGGGCGCCGCAGAACGTCAGCGCTGACGGCTCGGGAGAGCACAAGGCCGGTGCGGCGGGCACCCCAGGGACCGATCGGGAGACGGCCATAAACCGGACCCATCCCTGTGGTGTAGCGAGTCCGGCTACCGAGAGCGGCGCCCCACCCCCTCTCCCAGCCCCAGCGATGGGCTCAGACGCGAATACCCCCGTTCCCCTGCGGGCGGCTGGCGTCGAGCTCATCGCTGGTTCCGGGAACGGGACCGCCGGACCCGCGAGGACCGGCTAATCCGGGGCCGCTCGCTCGGGTCGGGGGCTCGGGTGGGCGGCCACTACACAGGGGAGACGACATGGCAACGACACCGTATCGGGAACGCGTCCAGGCGACGATCTTCCTGTCACCGAACATGAGCATCGATGCGTTCGACTATCTCACTTCGGACGGGGACATGCGTGTCATCGGGGTCCACATCGGCGACCTGACGGTGTACGTCCGCCACGTCGGCGGCGACGCTGATGTCGTCGCGACGACCGACCGGCTGACCGCCGCACTGTTCACGCTCCGCGACGCCGCGATGGCGCGCATGCAGGAGGCCGCGGCATGACCACGCTGACCGAACTCGAAATGGTCGCGGTAACGCAGGCCCCGCGAGAGCCCGGCATCTACATCGTGTTTGATGGCCCGCCGAGCCACGAAAGCGGGCGTTTCGTGGAGGTTGAGAACGAGACAGGCGCGAGCATCCACGCCGGGGAGTGGCGCAACGAGGGCGACTTCTGGGCACTCGGACCATTTGCCGCCACGGTCCCGTTCACCGAGTTCTACGCTGCCAAGCAGGCCGCTCTCCGGGCCGACTCGTGACCACGCTGACCCCCACCACCACCGAGACCCCGGTCATCGAGACGCTCCGCTGTAACGCGATCATCGAACAGACGGCGGGTGAGTACGGGTTCGTCGCGCGCTGCTGCCGTCAAACGGTGGCCGTCCGCACGTTCGTCTCGACCTCAGGACTCCGGGTCGGGTACTGCGCCATCGCGGGTCACGAAGGAAGCGTCCGCCGCCGGTTCCAGGAACGCGGGCGGATGACGGGTTGGGACCCGCTGCCCGCCGACGAGGATGCCGCTGAGAAGGCCGCCGAGTGGTACCACCGGACGAACTCGCTGTGATCGCCACGGACGTCGTCCAGGGGACCGCTGAATGGCTCGCCAAGCGGAAGACGGGTCTCGGGTCGTCCGATGCGCCGACCGTCGCCGGGGAACGCGGCTCGACCGTCGAGCTCTGGGCGCAGAAGTCCGGACTCATCGAAGTCGAGCCGCCCGACGAGGATCTCGCCCGGCTGTTTGAGTGGGGCCATCGTCTCGAGCCGGTCGTCGCCGACTGGTACGCGGAATCGACTGGCCGACCCCTCCGCCGCGTCAACAACATGCTCGTGCATCCCGATGTGCCGTGGGCGTTCGCGTCACTCGATCGCGTGACCGTCAAGGGCAAGCGCATCGTGGAGATCAAGACCACCCGGCGGGGCTGGGATGCGGGCGAGGACGTGCCCGGCGCGGTCCAGGCGCAGGTCCAGCACCAGATGTGGGTGACGGGATACGACGTCGTTGACGTGGCGGTCCTGACCGGCGGCTCAGAGCCGAAGGTCTACGAAGTCCCCCGCGACGCGACGTTCATCGACAACCTCGTCTTCCTCGAAACCGAGTTTTGGGGCTGGGTCACATCCGGCACCCGACCGCCGATGGACGGCTCGGAGAACGCCCGCCGGACCCTTTCGCGGATGCACCCACACAACGACGGGACGCTCATCCCCACGAGTCCCGAGATCGATCGCGTGTTCTTCGATTGGATGGCCGCGCGCGTCGTCAAAGACCAGGCCGAAGCCGAGGCCGACACGTTGGGGAATGCCATCCGGGCGCTGATCGGCGACGCCGACGGCATCGAAGGGCGCGTGACGTGGCGCAAGAACAAGGACTCCAAGCGGACGGATTGGCCGTCTCTGGCGACCGTCTATCGCCGAACCGTAGACACCCTAGTCGCGACGCTTCGCACGCATGAAGCCGACCTCTCGCTGGAAGGCATGGACGTTTCCACCGACGACGGGCTCGCCGCGGTGCATGACGCGCTGACATCCATCTACACCTCCACCGTCGAGGGCGCGCGCGTCCTGCGACCCGTGAAAGGACCCATCGAATGACCAGCACCGCGCTCCAGACAAGCACCACGGCCCCCGCCATCGCTGAGGCGATCGAGACGTACAACCGCATCGCGACGGTGCGCAACGTGCTCGCCCCGGACCTCAGCGATCAGGAGCTCCAACTGTTCGCGCTCGTGGCGCAGCGGTCAGGACTCGACCCGTTCGCGAAGCAGATCTATGCCATCAAGCGCAAGGGCCGGGTCACGTTCCAGACGGGCATCGACGGCTTGCGCTCGACCGCCGAGCGGACCACCGAATACGAGGGTTCGTCCGAGCCGGTCTACGAACCGGTCGATTGGGACACGCGTCAGGGCAAGGATCGTCACCCGGAGCGCGCCACCGTCATCGTCTACCGTTTCCGCAGCGGGCGACGGATCGAACAGTCCGCGACGGCTCGCTGGGACAGCTACTACCCCGGCCCGGACCAGGGGTTCCAGTGGGCCAAGATGCCCGACGTCATGCTCGCGAAGTGCGCCGAGGCCGCCGCGCTGCGCAAGGCGTTCCCGTACGTGCTCGCGGACCTCTACGTCGCGGAGGAGATGGACCAGGCGGGACCGCCGGAGAACGCCGGAGCCGCCGCCGCAGCGTCCCAGCCGACCGCCGCCGAGCGCATCGCCGCGCGTCGTCATGCGATCGAAAACCCGGTCGCTGAGACGGCTCCGACCGAAGCTGATGAGGCGACCTTCACCGAAGTCGAGCCGGCGCCCGAGGATCCCGCCGTGGCCGTCTCTGGTGGCTGTGGCTGGGCGCTGGAAGTCAAGGATGGCTCAGTCGTCCCCTGCACCCTCGCTGAGATGCACGAAGGCCCGCATTCGTGGCAGGACCAGGCCGTCAAGAGTGGCGGCAAGGTGCTGAGGCCGGCCGAATGAGCGACGAGCATACGCTCCGAAATCGGGACATCGGACGTCCAGAGCCGTCGGCCGAGACGCTCGACCGACTTGAGCTCAACGGGCATGCCCGCAACGGGTTCTGTGAGGTGTGCTGGGGCAAGGCGTACATGCGCGCGATCAGCCAACCCTCGCGGGACCAGTCGGCCCACTACCTCGACATCCTGGCCGAAGCGGAGCGACCGGCATGAGCGAGGTCACGTTCTCCGTTCGCGGTAGCCCCGTTGCTCAGGGCAGCGTCAAGGCGTTCGTGCGCGGCAACCGAGCGATCATCGTCGGGAAGTCCGCGCCGCTGGCCGACTGGCGACACGCCATCGCGACCGAGGGACGCGCTGCGATGGCCGGGCTCCCCGCGTTCGATGGGCCGGTGCGCGTGGTTGCCACCTTCGTAATGTCGCGGCCGCCGTCGCACTTCCGAACCGACCACGAGACGCTCGCCAAGGGCGCCCCGCGCTATCCACGACTCGACGTTGACAAGCTCGCGCGGGCATTGCTCGACGGACTGACGGGCGTCGCGATAGATGACGACAGCCAAGTCGTCGCGCTCTGGGCCAACAAGGAATGGGACGACGAGCACCGCGGCTGGCAGGGCGTCGACATCACGGTCTGGGAGGTCTACCCGTGAAGGATCCCGTCTCCCCCGAAGTCGCCCTGTTCGTATTCGACCGGGACCAGGGCTGCGTTGCCCCGCGTCTCGGCGGCTCCTTCATGGAGTGCTGGGGCCGTAACCGTTTGGAGCACGTCCAGCCGGGATACGGGCGAATGAGCCACCGGGCGCCGTCGTGCCCGTGCTCGCTCGCGACGGTTTGCGAAGGTCACGCCGAACCCGGCATGCGAGCGGGCTACGTGTGGGCGACTGACCACCTGAACCGCGAACGGCTCCGGGACCTCTTGGCATCGTTTGCCTACGGGAGCCACGTCGAAGGCCACGCCGCAGCGATCCTGTCGGCCTCGGTTCACGCGAGCCATGTTGACCCGTGCAGTTCGACCTGTAGGGATGGGCTGGTGGCTGTGTGAGTAACTTCTATCTGTCCGATGTATTCGAGGACGTGTCCGAGGAAGGCCAGCGCGCCCGAGAGAAGTTCGGCGAGCAATCGGACTCGACCGACGAGCGGTGGCTGGCGATCCTCATGGAAGAGGTCGGCGAGTCGGCGACTGAAGTTCTGCGATGCGGCAACCCGGAGCTTGACGCGCTGCTGAAGCGGAGCAACCAGACCGGCATCCCGCTCGACCCCGAAGACCTGGACCCGTACATCCGGCTCCGGAAGGAAGTCGTCCAGGTCGCCGCCGTGGCGATGCGGTGGGTTCAGTCCATCGACGCGAGGCATCCCCGATGACCGCCCGCACCGACACCCGCGTCACCCGCCTGAAGCCGGACGGCCAACCGGCCCGCCTGTTGCGCTTCCTCCGAGAGCATCCGGGCGCATCGTCGCTCGAGGTCACGCAAGCCCTGTACGTCGTCAACGTCACGGGCAGGATCTCGGACCTCCGTGCAGCCGGTTACGACGTGCAGTGCCGACGTAGGCCCGATGGGGCGGACGGCTACGTGGTGGTCGAAAAGCGTCCGGTGACGGGTGGCGTGTCTATTGGGATGAACCTATGAGCGCCGAGCGAATGGCCTGCCCGGAATGCGAGGGCTCCGGGTACGGACCATTGGAGACGACGTTCTCTTGGGAGTGTTGCGGCAACGTCCTGCCGACTGGTGAGTGCTGCGCGGCCAAGTACGGCGAGGACCGCCTCGTGCCGGTCGCAGTTGACCACACCCCCGCCTGCGAGCGCTGCCTCGGGTACGGCGAGATCGAACTGCTATGAGCCGCGTCCGCATCTCCCCCTCCGAGTGGCGCATCGAGGAACCAGCCTCCGCCCACCTCACCCGCTCCGTGGTCCCAGCCGTCACCGTCGGGTACATGAGGCCAACGATGGGACCGATCGGCAGCGACCTCCGACGCACATCGAACGCTGAGGCATCCAAGCGATACCGGGAGCGTCACGCATGAGCGCCTTGACCGAACGCGCCCTGTTCGATGCCTACCGCCGGGTCGACGACTACGCCGCCGAATGCGCGTGCGGTGAGCAGATCGTGGCCGCGACCGGGGCCGAGGATGTGGTCGGGGAGGCCATCCGCGTCCACCAGGAGTCCACCGTCCACCAGCAGTGGCAGGTGTGGCAGGAAGCGGTCCACGCGTTGCAGCGTCCGACCCGGCGACCGTGCCCCTGTCACATGCACGGTGCGGCATGACGAGGCATCGCGCCGACCGGGGCGCGATGATCGTGGCGACGATCGCGGACTATCACGCGACCTACGGTTACGGGCCGACCGTCCGGGAACTAGGCGAGCGAGTGGGCTTGGCGTCAACGTCGGCAGTCGTGTACCACCTGACGCAGCTCCGCGATGCGGGCCGCGTGACGTGGGAGCCCGGTATCGCCCGCACCCTCGCCGTAGCTGGCACGGACACCGCCGCTGCGCTCGTCAAGGCGGTCCACGACGACGGTGGCGTCGGGTACCTCAGCGCGCCCGTACAGGATCGCCTCGCCGCGTTCGTCCGGGCTCGGCTGTGACGCGCGATGGAATGCCCCGTGCCTACCTCCGCATCGATCCGAACATCGATCAGACGGTGCCGGACCTGGAGACGTTCATCCGCCTCATGTGCGCGGCGGCCCGGCAGCCTGAGCGCGGCCGGTTTCGGGACAGGGCTTTGCTCGACCGCGCCATCGGTAGAGCCCGGACGACGAAGGCCATCGCACGGGGCGACATCGTGACCCTCCCGGATGGTCGTCTCTACGTCGATGGCTGGGATGAGTGGCAGGAAGGCGACATGACGGTCGGCGACCGGATGCGCCGAATGCGGGCGCGCAGGGCGTCACCGGGACGTAACTCGACCGTAACAACGCCGTCACCAAAGACGCCCGTTGTTACCACAGACGCCATAGATACTCATGGCGTCAGGGCGTCAGGCGACATTCCCCCTAATCCCCCGCCGAGCGGGGGACCCGGAAGCAGAGCGAACGGGAGCAGCCCGCGACAGATCGCCGCAGCCGCCAAGGCCGCAGAGAAGGCCGAGACGGACCGGCGCAAGCGCGATGTCCAGGCTCTCCAGCTCAGCTACTACCGCGGCGAGATCACCGAAGCTGAGTTCGCCCATCGAACGGCAGAGATGTCGTGACCCTCCTCTACCACCTCATCCTCCGCTCCCCATGGCTCCGCCTCCACCTCGCACTCGTCTTCGCCGCCACCCTAGCCACGGGCTACTCGATGCCCGGACACGATTGGTTCGCGTTCGGGGTGGGGATGGTGCTGATGGCGTCGTTCGTCGTTTTGGCACCGAAGGGAGGAACGGAATGACGGCCACCATCAAGGAACTGGAGAACGACCTGAGAGGGTGGGACGCGGCCAAACGCGAGCAGGAGAACAGTCGTCGGATGAAAGGCGCGTTGACGCGGATCGCCAAGCAGGGCTGTGGTCGGCTCCACCCACCATCGACGTGTCGTCGTGAGCCGGGCGGCTATCCCCGTGAGGAGTGGTGCCTGGAGTGCATCGCCGCTGATGGGCTGGGCTTGTCGGCCGATTGGTTCGTGCTCCGATGACCGACCCCCGCCCGCCCCTCGGCGAGATGGCCGCATCCGACCCGGACCCCGAGCCCCTGCCCCGCCGCCGCCTCCCCTGCCTCGTGGCGCTCCTGATCGTGACCCTCGTCGTCGTCGTGGAGGCGTGGGGCCTTGGGTGGGTGTTGGGGAGGTGGGGGTGGTGAGCGGTGGACGATGAGCGAACGCACGCCAGCTTCTTCTCAGGAGCAGGCGGACTGGACATTGGGCTTGAGCGAGCCGGATGGCGGACCGTCTCATTCTCCGAGATCGACCCGTACGCCTCGGCGGTCCTCGCCCAACGGTGGCCGGGAGTCCCGAACCTCGGAGACATCACCCGTCTTGACCCGAACCTACGGGACCAAGACGCGGGACCGTGGACCGCTAGCACTCTCTGGACCGGCGGCTTCCCCTGCCAGGACCTCAGCGTCGCCGGGAAGCGACGGGGAATGGTCGAAGGCACCCGCTCCAACCTCGCCTACGCCTTCCTCGGGCTTGTGGGACAGCATCGACCTGGGTTCGTCCTCCTCGAGAACGTTCCGGGACTTCTCTCCAGTCATGGCGGGCGAGACATGGCGGCGCTCGTCGGTTCGCTGGTCGAACTCGGGTATGGCGTGGGATACCGGATCCTTGACGCTCGCTACTTCGGAGTGCCGCAGCGCCGACGGCGAGTGTTCATCCTCGGAGTCTCGCCTGGCGGACGTGCTGGAGCCGAGCGCGCCGCAGAGGTTCTATCTGTCGGCTCGCGCTGCCGCCGGCATCCTCCGACGGGCATCGAAGCGGGGCCGGGAACTGCCGGCGGACCTGGACGCGGCATTGCGCACGCTCTCAGCGCCAGCCATACGCGCAGCGGAAGGTACGACCCAAACGGCGAGTCCTACGCAATCAGTGCGTCGCCTGACCCCGACGGAGTGCGAGCGCCTGATGGGCTGGCCGGACGGTCACACGATTGTGACGGGGTGGCAGACACGCTCCGCGTCGGCGGCAGAGCGTCGGGAGCCGAGGACAGTTACGACAACACCCCGTGGGTCGCAGAAACGCTCAACAGCGGCGGCAACGCCGGAGGTTTCCGAACCGAACCCGGCGCCCACCTCACCGTCGGCGGTCAGCCCGCTCCGTCAGACGGCCTCCCGCTCGGCCTCGACTCCCACCGCTACCGATGCTGCGGGAATGGCGTCGTGAGCGACGTGTCTTTCTGGATCGGTCAACGGCTGGCGGACCTCGCATGACCCACCCCATCCCCAAGAGCCTGGAGGACCCCGTGAGTGAACCCGTAGAGGATGAGTTCATCGAATGTGGCATCGACGGCTGTACTTTCGCGGTGGAGCGCGGTGAGGGTCGCACGATGGCATTGCACAAGGACGAGGACCACGCGCCCGTCGTCACCCCCGAACCCTCACCGACCACAGAGGCGGCATGGGAGGCGCTGCTAGATGCTCTAGACCGCAGTCACCCTGCCGCGCACGATACGGTGCTCGCCCGCCACCGGCCCCTCATCGAGCGCGCCGTCCGTGCGGATGCGTACCAGAGCGGCCTGCTGGACGCCGAGGGCGAGTATCGCAACAAGCTGGCCGCCATCCGTGCCGAACCGCGAGCCGATGGGCTGGACGCACGGGCTGGATTGGCTGAGACGCTGCTTGATGCGGTCGAGGAAGCCATGAACTCCGAAAGCCTGCCGACCAACATTCATCTCCGTCTTCAGGCGGCCTATGACAGCGTGGTTGAGGAGGCCAACCGATGACCGAGGGCCGCATCCCGTACGACCCGAATGCACTGTGGGCCAATACAGAGCGAGAGAATGCCTGCGGCGATGCATCGTGTGAGATGGCCCGTCGAGAGGCCGCGCTGCTCGTGCTCCGGGGCGGCAAGACGCATCGTCAATACGCGGATGTCATCGAAGCCGCCATCCGTGTCGAGTCCCCCGCTGTGGACCCGGAGGGAGCGCTGTACACGCTCTTGGCCCCGGACTTGGAGGTCCAAGCACGGATTGACGGTGCCGCTGCGTTCGTCGCATACGCCGCCCCCGGCTTCGATGGTGAGGACGTGACCTATCTGGAACAAGTCTTGGAGCGGTTCGACCGCCTCTCGGGGAACACCAAGTGAGCGCGGACGGGCTGCGGTCGGCGGCGGAGGCGTATCTCACCGCTGAGGACGAACCGGCCTACTCGTGGGTCATCGAAAGCCAAGCGGCGCGGGACGAAGGGCGACCCAACCGCGAGGTTGAGCGCATGGACCGCATCTCGGCAGCGCGGCGTTCCCTCCGTGCCGCCCTCCAAGCCGAGCCAGCGCCGACCGTTCGGATGGGGACCGTTCGTCCACGTCCCGGCGTTGACTTCACCGGATACGCCGAGCCAGCGCCGCGAGACGAGTTCATCGAATGTGGCATCGACGGCTGTACTTTCGCGGTGGAGCGCGGTGAGGGTCGCACGATGGCATTGCACAAG